GTGTTAATGTCTTCATGATATCATCTTTGGAAGCTTTCTTGCTTGTCGGCAAGTTCATGTTTTTGGCCTGGTTGTATACAATAGTTCCCTTAAGGATACCAAGAATCTCCTGTTCACAGCGGGCGATTTTGCGCTTTAGGACAGCGACTTGATCGCTTGTGAGGGGCAATGTGTATGGCTTCTTTGGAAAGGCTTTGCTCAGGATGCCTCCATCATTAGCGTGATCAAAGATTGCCAAGAGCTCATCGCGAAGGTTCAGTTCATGGAGTCTAAGGTCGTTGTAAGCCTGCAGCATTTCATATGCAACCTTTTTGTAGTCCTTGCACGCTACAGGGAAATCGCCATGGCTTGACGAGCACTCCAGATCAAAACTCGCGATCACAAAGGGTGCAATCTTGTCACGATCAACACGAGCAACATTCTTCCATGTGGACGTGATTTCAATCTGACAGTTTGTATCAAAAGATGAATCCGTGTTTGCAGTTACCGGAACTTGGATCCAACCAGTCGGTGAGATGTTTTTGATATGCATGAAGCGCAAGAAGGGCTCAATGTTGCTCTCGTACAGTTTGTACTTCATAGGTCGTTGACCAGGGATATAGACTTCCTTGTCAAACAAGCGAATTCCGTATTTGAAAGCAGCAAGGCTTGTGAATGTGAACTGGAGGTATGAGAAGCGTTCGTCGTTGTGAAATCCCCAAAACTCCTTCCTTTTTTTCAGTTTGATAGACACGATGTCCGGATGATAGCGTTCATGGAACTTGGTCTTGAATTGCTTCAGTGTTGCAACCGTGACAGTATACGGGACCTTGATGTAGAAGTATGGTGTGAAATCAAGAATGTTCAAACAAACAGAGTGTCCCTCTTGTGTAGCACCGTATGCTCGGATAACATACCGCGGCCGGGTGGGTGTGTAACTTTCGTTGGAGTCCACATCTGAGCAATCCTCTTCACCGTACACCATATCAGAGGCTTGCCATTGAATGGGTTGGAGCGTTATCATGTTTCCGTGCAATCCAGCGATCTCACTTACCTTACACTTTTTGGAACGATCTGGGCGATCCATAGTGTCTAATGCGTATGATGTATGTGTATAGAGAGCAATGGCGGTTTAAGTGAGTGTTGCAAATGGGGTTCCTTTTGGTTCCTTTTATTTTGCTTGTGAACCCTTTCAAATTTTTTGTATACGAAAAGAAAGCAATTGTCCCGATGATTCAATTGAGCTTCTTAGAGTGGTTTGTGATCATCATCATGGCGGTGATCGTTATATTTTACATCAAGAAGCATTATGGTGAAGTAGAGTTTGTCACTTCAAAGGTAGATGAGCGAAAATACTTGGTCCGAAAACTGAATGACAAACAACAAGCCGCCGATTTACTCGCTGATATTAGTCGTGATTGTCAAAAACTCATTGCACACCTTGAAAAGAAATTTCCATCGAATCCAGATGTACAACGTCTCGTACAAAACTTTGATCCAAATAATATATCAGAAGGCAGTAGCGACAGTGGATATACATCCTATTCCATCAACAAAGGAGAAAAAATCATCTTGTGTATTCGACAGAAAAGAACAAATGAGCTCGTTGACAAAAACGTCCTCATGTATGTCACCATCCATGAATTGGCACATTTGATGACAGCGGAAATCGGTCACACAGACACATTTTGGAACAACTTCAAGTTCATATTGTCAGAAGCAGTCACCATAGGTTTGTATAAGAAACAAGACTATGCAAAAGAACCAGTGAAGTACTGTGGTATTAAAATAACATCGTCGGTAATATAAAGAAACACCGGGATGAAAATAAAAGTTTGGCAGAAGAAAGGTACAGCAAAGACCCATGTGTTTTCGGAGGAAGAAGTGGGGGCATCTTTAAGCATGTCAGATACAATCGGGATGGTGTATAAAAAACTTTCATATTACATAGACGATTTGGGAGATCCATGTGACTTGTATGTGTGGATCCGTGAGCCATTTCGTAATGATCCCAGTGTATTGTACTCTTTTGTCCATAACGCCTTTGGGAAACATTCTACGCTCCCAACGAGTACGTTCAAAGAGCTGGTCATGAATCGTTTTGACAAGGACGTGCCTTTAGCCAGTGAATACGTGGATAAACTGCATGCATCGCGTGCGCTGTTTGCTCTTGATATCAAGTTCGTTCTTACGCCACTTGGATTTTACTATACACACGATGGATACATTGATTATCATACCATTCATCCATTGAAAGCAACACCTGCATCTCTTGAAAGGATCAAGAGCTCACAAACGATGTTCACCCATACGCTATTACTCAAGACATTTGATATCATGGACTCTACACTTCATGTGATTCATAGAAGCAATGTACCCAAACAATTTCACCCGCTGTATTACCCCACCAGCTCATTGGGAAAGTTATCCAAGAATGATATCAAGGTATTGGATAATGTAGCAGTTATTGAGAAAGAGCTTGATGCCATCGATGTATCAAAACATGCCGTGACAACCGAGACGTATGTGAATTATGTACATATCAAAGGAAATGATATCGGGTTTCAGAGGACGTTTATGTTGGACCAACTATTTGATGCTTGGACCACATCAGACATGATTCCATTTATTAAACTAAAAACGGCAACAAATGTATTCTATAAGATTCACAAGTTGTCATTGACGTCCATCAAAGAGGATGAGCTTATTACCAAATGGTGTAAGACACCCAAGAACAAAGATACATCAACATCATTAGTTTGTAAGATACGATATGCAGAAAATGTATTCTGCACCTTTGTTCTTCAAAGTGATCTCACCTTCAGTATGAAACTGACCATAGGAATGAAACACAGACATACACATGATGTTGTTGAGCGGTTTTTGACATCGTCTATTAATGACGTATTGGGTACCATTGAAAAACATATAGGTGGAAAGGATGCATATGTACCAAGAATTCAGCAAGGTATATTGACATCATCTCGTGATTCAGATGTCGTGCACGTCGTCCAACTCATCACATCCAATAGTTTGGATAGCAAGAATATCAAGGTTAATTATGGCGCTTTTCCAAGTTTGATAAAATCAAAGTTGTATCCATACTTTGGACTTATTGAAGGTAAGGATCCCAACATTTTGCATCTACAATATAAACGTGTCAACAACTACTCAAAGTTTTCAAACATCGAAGGGTTCATCACGACACATCGATCTCAGCCCCATGAGGAGCTTGTACAAAGTCTGATGAACGCGTTTTTGATATCAAGCGAAGAGGCAGAGAAGGAGATCGCCGCTTGGAAAGCTGTGCATAGCGAAGATGCAAAAGCTGCATTTTATAAGATGCGATTTGGTGGATATGGTGAATCCGAATACACGAATATCAAGATTCGATTAAATAGTCCAGTACAAATGAAGTTCTTAGTGAATGGAGCTCCCAATATGGAGACGGTTCATGAGATTGAGAGTCTGATATCCAAAATGATTATCATGAGCACGAATAGCAAGTCAAAGAAAGCGGCTTCCCAAGAGCAATTGTATGAGACACAGTTGGCACAAGTGCAACGACCCATAGTTTCCCCTGATTCACGTGATGAAACACATAACGATATACACTCATCTCAAGATGGGTTTGTTGATGACAATATGGAGGATTATGAATATGATGATGGAATGGAGGATTTCTTTGACGAAGACTTGGCGGCTTTGGAAAAAGAGTTTGCAGAGACGGTGGTAGAATCCAATCCTGTAGAAGAGAACAAAACAATCAATAGACAACCCAGTTCAGATAGCATACAAACAGATTCCAAAAATGCAGACAATATAGACAATTCAGAGAATGCAGAAGGCGAGTCGCCATCAACCCAAAAACTAAATATGAAAGGCTATCTTTTGAGTAAGTTAAAAGAAGCGGATCCAAACCTCTTTGTGTATAAGGTACCTGCAGATAAAAAGAAAAAAGACTATGCCACTATCTGCGGTAAGTCTGTCATGCGACAACCTGTAGTTGTATCAGACAAGGAGCTGGAACGAATCCAAACGGAATTTCCTGACGCAATCAGTGGTTCTGTTGCTACTGGTAGTACAGCGGAACACCAAAAGAAAAACCGGTACATCTGTCCAAAGATATGGTGTCCCAAGAGCCGTGTGGCTTTGTCATTTGAGGATTTTGTGAAAAAATACAAGCGCAAGTGCCCATACAAAGATACCAAAGAGGAACCCATTTTCTTTTCGAGTAAGCAGTACTTTGGTGAAGGAGATGCAGGATTGAAACGCGATCGGTATCCTGGTTTCCTTGACATTCATACCCATCCTGATCAATATTGTCTTCCGTGTTGCTTCAAGTTGGCGGCAAAACAAGGCAACAAAAATAAAGATCGACAGGATAAATGCGTCAGCAAGTTCAATATGAATGAAGATGTTGAAACATCAGCTGTCAAAACACCCGAGAAAGAAGACATTGAGGATGTACATTTAGATAAGTATATTTTGGGTGAACACACGAGTCCATTGGATAATCATCGATTTGGTTTGTTACCCAAGGCTGTGGTAGACTTTTTGGGACAGGAACATCTTCAAGGAACTCATGAAACTGGCTCTGGACCTATGAAAGCAACAACCCAAGGGCTGTTTCGCAAAGGGATATCGCATACAACACATTCTTTCTTGGATGCTGTCGCAAGTGTCCTTGACAATAAGAATGTATCCAGTGGCGGAGATATCATTCGATTGCTGCTGGAGCACCTTGATATCATGACCTATGTTTCCCTTGAAAACGGGAGAATTATGAAGATGTTTGTCGATGCAACAAAGCAACCCTTCCAAAAAGACGCTTTTGCCGCATTTTACACATGGTTTAAAAAACAAACAAAGTACGTGACGATGATGAACCTACAAAGCCTGCTGCGTGGTATGGATGATATAGCACAAACGATGAAACAGACAAAACAATCAGACTTTGACTTTACACAGGTTCCACAGTATCAAAGCATTCTGCGTGAGTTTATTATATACCAGTCCTATCAAAAATTCTTGCTGTTTCTCAAGAATGATGCTGTGACAAAAGAACACATAGTCATGTTTGATGCTGTGACTTCCAAGCTGCAACATGTATTGAATATCAATCGATACACGTTTGTTGTAATTGAATACATCTACGAGTCTCAAAAATTATATGTCCATTGTCCACTAAATCATGCAAAGGAAATTGATCACAATTACCCATACATATTCTTACTGAAACGTAACGCTTACTATGAACCCATCTATTATGTCAAAAACAACGAAGGTCGGGGTGTTGATATCACTCCCCTCTTGTATTTCAAGACGATTGCAGCACCTATACAAAAACTCATAACGTATGTTGTAAACAATTGTGACAGGAAAGACATATCATTCTTACGCACTCTCAAAGAGCATTTGACCGCGAAAGGGTATCGTGTAAAATACATAGTGTTGGACTATGGATATAAAACATGTGGTGTCATTGTAGATAAGAACCTGTTCATCCCCTTGCCTTCCAGGATCGATATGTATTTTGAGCCAGGTGTGCGGTATATCTATATCAGCGAAGTTCCTCGCTTCATATGCACACATAAAATCGAAGAGGTGAAGAAAATATTTGATATCGTGAGACAATTCACTGGTTCACCATTTTACACTGTTCAGTCAGTTGTACAGAACAAAAACAGGACGGTTGGGATTGTATTGAAAGGAAATGATGGTGCAGATGGTTTACCCGTGTTTGTACCACTGGATGTCACAACACAAGAAAGGACAATGCGCATGACATTTATGAATGGTCTGTATATACTCATCGGGTATCAAACAGATGACGAACGAGCACAACATGTACAACGCATTCAGCGTGGATGGAATGCAGTTGCACATATCGCTGAAAAGCTTCGTGGGATCATGCAAGACAACGACCAGTTGCGTAATGAAGTCTTGTTCTTGATTGATAAGGAGAACCCGTTGCCTCTCACATACAAAAAGACAAAGATGCAATCGTTACTTCAACCCCACCTGAACAAAGCCGGTCTTGAGGAGCGTGATATGTACTTGCTCTTGTCCTATATGAAAGACCAGCATAAGTATGATGTATACAACCTGCGAAGCCGTCGTTTCTCTTCCACGGATAATGAATTGTTCTATGACCACTATGATATCATTTCAGGGAAGCTAACAGAGGCTGTAGAATATGCCAAGAATCCTCACTTGGCACTCATGAGCTTTGCAGGAAACAAAGAAGAAGTCGACGTCACAATGAATGATCAACCTATAGATACATTCCAAGATGTATTTGGAAGCATTGACGACAGATATGATGTGCCAGTTGTGTGGAGGAAGCTGATGCCAGGGTATAAAGTCGTAAAACGACCAGCTGAATACACACAAACATGGGTGTTTGATATCATGAAGCGGGTTGCAAGAGACCTTAGGTATATGAGTGCACTCACCGATGAGTTGTACCTTACTGTTCGACAAAATGAAGTGATACAGGCATTCAAAAAAGACACCATACAGAGTGTCTTAGACAATCCATGGCTGGCAGCATGGCTGAAAAAAAAACATTTGGATGATGGCGCTTTGGATGATATACTTGATGGGATGAAAGACATACATTACTATCCATCTGTATTTGATGTGAATATTATGGCCCGACTTGCACATGTGAATGTTGTTTTGATAGGCCGTGTGACGCGTGCAAACCCTGATGGTTTTGAGGTGTTATATCATGGATCACAGTACTTCATAATCTTACAGTTTGCCTATGACAGAACCCTTGTGATTGATCGTTTCCATTTGATTGTGAACGTTCGTGATAAGAAGGTCTTGTTCAGGCAAGAAGATATGCCCACAGCGTTCTTAGACAAGATTGCTGAAAAGCTGGTGTTACCTATGAAATCATAGGGCTCACTCCCGTGCATCACTCACAATCTGTCCGTGTGATATTGTGATGATTCGAGTCGCAATTTTTACTAAGTAGGGATCGTGTGTTACCATGATCACAGTTTTGTTTTTCATGATCATATTCAACATATTTTGTAATATGTCTTTTGTTTTTTCATCAATAGATGCCGTGGGTTCATCTAATATCAACACGTCAGGATCGTACAACAGCACACGCATGCACCACACAATTTGTCGCTGCCCTCCTGAAAGCTTGGATCCATTCTTACCAATAGGTGTATCTAACCCAATGGCCGCAAATTCTGTATCCAAATGGAAGTATTTCAGTAAACGTTCAACATCTTCTCGATTGTGATGTGTGTTCCCATACAATATATTTTCAAGAAGCGTTCTGTTGAATAACACAGGATGTTGGGGGACGTATCCAATGTGTTGGCGTATATACGGTAACGACATATCACTGTATGATTGACCATTGAAGTAGACAACACCTTCTTGTGGCATGTGATATTTCAACAACAATTTGATGATCGTTGACTTACCACTTCCTATATTTCCAATAATACACACTCGCTCACCTGGACTGATATGAAGAGAAAGGTTACGCAAGATAACTCGTGGATTGCATGGATATGCAAATGTGACATTTGAAAGCCCTATGCCTTCTGATGGGAGAGAAACCATATGATCGGCATACAAAGCAGGAACCACGGCCTTACTTGGTTGTAATTGTTTGAACAACAAATCAGCGGATGCGTCTATCATTCCCCATTCAAAGATGATATCACGAAGTTGGTCATTGAGTATCAGCACCGAGTTCAATATGTACAAGAAAATCACAAAAATAGAGACAAATGTTGACGTTTTCATGCGTTTTGTTTGTAAGAGTTGGCTGCATCTCCATACAAAAAAGAGAATGAAGACAATTATCACGGGGTTCATAAATATCATTTGACGAAGTGCACACTTCATTGTGGATTCATAATGGACAGAATACTCTTTTGCAAACGCTTGTAGCCGCTGGAGCTCTTGTGATTTTTGATTTCCACCATATATTGAGAATAAGTTGTGCAGTATGTCATCGATTTGTCTGTGAATGTTGTTAAAGCTTTTATCCCGAGCTGTGGAGATCTTTGCACAGGAAAATGGTGAAGACAACAACACGTTTACTAACAACGTCACTGTAATAGCAAATGCTATTGCCAGTTGTATATCATATACTGCGAGATAGAAGAATGCAAATATGTATACCAACACATATGGTAGAATATAGCTCTTCATACGATCAAACCATATCACAATAACAGAGGGAATCTTGATTATCTTTGTGATGATTTCTCCAACCTCAAGATCCTCATACTGTGTTTCATGGTGGTCAAGAAGGTTCTTGATGATATGTGAGCGAATGTATGATTCCATTATCGGGATGAGCTTTGCGTTATGGAAATCGGCCACCATAAACATCACTTGATTGAACACCAAAAGACTGACTACAACAATGACCTCTTTCTGTATGGTGCTTTTGGCAGAGGCTCTGTTCGATGAGAGTGACTCCATGATTTTTCCGTAATAGTGCGGAAGCAGAATGTCTTGTATTGGATACAAAAGCAAAAAGGACATGTTAATAACCACCAATGATGTGTGCTCGCGCACAAAATCCTTGAACAACTGTACAAGATATGCATGTGCAGTGGATGCATTATACGTATTACTCATAGTACTCATGTGATCTATAGAAGGAAATTAATCTCGTGGTACTAATTGTAAGCGATATCCTGAGTATCGGAATACAATGAACTCGATGATAATGTATGCAATGAAGCGAGCATTAAGAATGAACGAAACAAAGACAATCCAATAACATAATTGTGTGACGATGTACAACCATTTATTGTTCTCATAATAGAATCTGTCCATTCGCTTGAACTTGTTTACATGGTGATAGACAAGCAGAGTTATGGACGACACAATAACAATGACCAGACTTGACAAGACTAAGAGCTTCATGTGATATGTTATATACTTTACCCATAGAAAAAGGGAGTGTTGGGTGGGTTCACGGAGGGTTGTTCCTGGAACACCAGTATTAGATCACATTTACCTTGATGGTATTCGCTGACACGGCTTTGGATGTCGAAGGTTGAGATGCCATATCAAACGAGAAGTCGAATGTCATGTTGAATGTCATCTTGTCCAATCCACATACATCTCCTTCTTCCACTGTGAGGTCCTCTGCATCTTGTGTAAGCTGCTCCTCGAAATCACCACATTCTTCCATAATGGTGTTCATCAGTTTATGTTCATCAATGAGCACATCACAGTCACCAGTTCCACATGCTGGGATCTGTCCAAGCATAATGTTTGCGGATACACCATTGATTTTATCGACCTCTGCAAAGATACCTGCCTTGATAAGCATATCGGTTGTCTCTTCAAACGAGCACTTGGCTAAGGGGCCAAAGTCTACACGGTTGATACCATGGCGATCAATGGAGAGGAGGTATCCTCTGTTTGTCATAGTGTCGACTAATAGGGCCATATGGCGATAGTTGACATATAACTCTGCTGAATCAATGACCGAGAACAACTCGTTATAGAGTGCTTGGCGTGCAGCCTCGATACCCAGGAGTTCATATATCTCATTGATATCATTGGACACCGACCTCGTGAAGTCAACACCTGGGAATGATAGAACATCTACCATATTGGTGCCAGCTGTACTTATCACCCATTCATGATCCTTTTCGAAGGACATGGTCTCCTTGTTGTATACGTTACCTTCTTCCTTGTTCATAATTGCCTTTTGAATGTTCTTGACACCCTTGATAATGGTGTTGTCCATGATGTTCTTCTCAAGAGCCTTGAGCTCTGTGATGAAGTCTTTTTCATCATCCGGAGTAGCATCATCCGGAAGCTTGATACGGAATACCAGATTGTGAGAGTTGTCATCGCTGAACATGCAGCTGATGGTATCACCATAGTACTCTGTGAGTACGCTATAGAGCATCAGCATGTTGAGGCCTTCGTCCAATAGGCGTTCCCTGTCAATCTCAATACGCAGGAGCCATGGGGATGTGTTCACCGTCTCATACACCTGAAGGTTCATGAGTTCTTTATAGGTATCCAAGAACTGTTTGTCGTCTTCAATATCAGTGTTGAAATCGTCCGCGTCAAAGTAGACTTTGGAGGACTTTACGATGTCTTTGAACAGGGTTGTGTGGATAGACTTGAGCACCTTGTTCGATGACATCTTGTCGCGCTTCACTTCGTCTTTCAGATAGATCATCATCGAAGGAGCCTTGATGTTTTTGGTGACACTCAACAGTTCCTTGATGCGAGGGACACCGCGAACTGCCTTGGATGCCGATGAGATACCGGAGTGGTGGAATGTATCACGCATTGCAAGACCGTTATACACATTGAAGTTCTTGGTGTTTGCAACTGTGAGATCATACACATATGCGTATGGACTTGTGAAATCCTCGATACTGACAACCTTATCATACATGATGTCCTCTTGCAAAACTCTGTTGAGTACTTCCTTGTCAGAGTCTGTGAGTTTGTTGTGGTGTTGTGAGATGAAACCCGCAACTTTGTCACGATGCATGGAGATGATACCATGGGACTCTGTCACGATATCTGGTACCATATCGCGCTTTTCTCCTTCACAAACACACACATGCATTGTTTCTGGGTGAATTGTTGATACAATGTTCAACTTTGTAAGAAGCTGCTGAATATCTTCTGAAAGACCACGTGATGCATATGGTGCTTGTACAGAGAAGTATCCATCAATTACTCCTTTCACGAAATCAATAGGTGTTTGGATCATCCACGCGGGCAACCTCTTGTCGCATTGTTGATATCCAATTATATCAACCAGGTATTGTGCAAGTTGAGATGAATGCAGAACAACACTTTCATCAGTTGTGTACTTGATATGATGCAATGTACAGAAATCAACAATCTTGTCATTGTTTGTGTTGATGACGACACCATCATCGTTTGTAGTTCCTCCAATTGCATACGCTCCAACTATGAATCCAAACAACTGATCCAGTGCCACATTGTTTTCATATAGGACAAGATCCAACTTGTCAATGACATGTGTGTTTGTGTCGAGATGAAGGACTGATGATACTGGTAGATAGTCTCCAACTTGCAGCTGATCACCCTCTACTTCAATAATCTTGTTGTTGTGACGTTTCAAGAACGATTTTGCTTTTGTCGCAATCACTTCACGACCACTTTGGAGTGTCACCTTTAGAAGGGTGTTTGTTCCATCTTTGTTGATTGGTGGATGCTTTGTGACGGCCTCCACAGCTTCCCATGTGATTTTGCCATCTTCGTTACATGAGAGGATCTTGACGTTCTTCTCCTTGATCCACACGAGTGTTGTATCCTTTTCATGGCGCTCAGTAGATGCTTCGTCTGCATGTTCGACGATTGTATCAATGATGTCTCCAATCTTGTGGCGCTCCAACTTGCCGTTGACATCCAAGAGAACTTCCGTATTCCATTCGACACTGTTGAGTGTGTTATGCACGAGTACTCCACAATCAACCATGAAACTATCGTTGCCAGGGACTGTGAAATCATACACATACTCCATGGGATCATCCAAGTACTCCATATGTGTGATCTCATCCCAAACGATATCACTGTTCGCAGCTTGCTTGAGAATACGGATAGACGCAGCGACTGCATCATTCTTTGCATCGGCATTTGCTTCCTCAAATTGTGTGATGTACTTCAGGAGCGTAGAACGACCAATAGACTCCTTCTTGCTCCACCTTCCAAAGTTCCTACTTTGACCAGGGAGTTGTAGTTCCCGACCAATGAAGGCGATGACGTCTCCAAGTTCTGGAATCTTATCAATATATTCACCATAGCTGTGTGCTTCATCTCTGTTCACATAGTCGATCACCTTCAATAAATCGTTGCGCTTTGTGTTGACGACAAGACCAATGGAATCCATAAACTGCTCAGCATACTTGCGAGATATTTGGATGGTAAACATCTTGGGGTTTTCTCTGTTATCATTCTTTGTCTCGACTGACTTTGATGCAAAGATACCAGTGTATGCAAGCATCATAATCATTCCATCGATAAGACTTTCATTCACTGAGTGAGCACGAATCATACCCTTTCCAACACTTGGTGCAACGTTGCCATCTCCGTCAAAGTATCCAGATATGATACCTTTGATGAAGTCCAGGTTCGAGTTGAACACCCAACCCGGAATAGCCTTCTTGTACGACCCAGTGTTGAAGTGAGCCATGATGAACTTTGCAAGTTCTTTGTGATTGAACACGGTTGTGACGGATGTATACACCTTGTCCGAGTTTGGCATCGTACCTTCTTTGGATTTCACCTTCACTGCCACACCACACCTATCCCTGGCAAAAGCAGTAACCTTATCGATGACTTCAGGAATTATTTTACTGATGCACACTTGATGGTAGTTGATATTACCATCGGCAAGATACATACCAATGAACCAACCAAACTCCTTGTCCAGTGCAAACCCATCCATATGGGTCAGCGCACCTTTCACTTCTGGAATGTGTTTTGTGATAGGAATGCGATCTCCTACTTGTAGTTCAGAGCCCTTCACTGGGACAATACTGTTGGTAGTACGTTTGAGGAACGAATGACTCAATGTTGCGCATGTGGTCTTACCACTGCGAGTGTGAACACGGACCATACCACCATGTGCAGGATGCCTGCTGACTTGCAGGATGCGTTTCCAAGATGTTTGTTCCTTATCACATACACCAACGATGTAGTAGTCTTCACTTGGATCGAATACAACACTATCATTTCCAAGATCCACAACTTTGTCCTTGTTTTGTTTTAGAAGGGTATCGACGAACTCACCCATAGTTCCATAGTATGATTTTGACTTGTCTTTTGTCGAGATGAGTACCTTTGATTCTTTGAGACATGAGAGCTGGGTCGCCGGTTCGCCGATAGACTGTGCCGCGACAACGCCGACCATTTCACTGGGGCTTGCAATGGCCTCAAAGAAACGCGCCTTGATCTGTTGGATGGCATGGTCGAAGATGTCCTTGGTAAACCTGTAGTTCACCAACACTTGCTTGGGGGACAGATAGCACCGGATGAGAATGTGGAGGAACTTGTTACCTGGATTGCTGTTGCTGACATACAATTCTTTGCACAGTTTTTCGATAGACTTCAGCACATACACAGGGCTCAAGTCACTCAGCACCGTGACACCATATTGCTTGAGCAAAGCCTTGGCGTTGTTGATGATGCGTGTGAAACTGATAGGATACATGAATGATGTTTCTTGTTTTCCACCGAACACTTCCGTAATCATGAACTCCCTGTCACGCAACACTTGTTCGAAGTGCTCGCGCATCTCCTCTTGCCAAGAAGCATCGTCTTTGAGATCCTTGCGAACATCCTCCGATAGCAGATGCGTCTCCGCAACATCCGAAGCAGTGACCATGTAATCCTTGAAGAGTTGCTCATAGGTCATAGTGATGTACGGGAGAGATTGCGATTCGATCTTGATGGGGTTCATGCCGTCTTCACCGTAGAGGAACTGGATGATCGAGCCACTTGCATTGCGGACTGTGTAGTCATATGCGATCTTGCAATCCTCCATTGCCTTCACGAGTTTACGTTGTAAATATCCAGTTTCCGAGGTTTTCACGGCAGTATCGATCAAACCTTCACGACCACCCATGGAATGGAAGAAGAACTCTTGGGGCGTCAAGCCACTGATGAAAGAGTTCTCGACGAAACCACGGCTATCTGGACCATCATCGTACTTCATGAAGTGGGGAAGCGTGCGATTGTCAAAACCATATGCAATACGCTTACCATCCACATTCTGTTGCCCGACGCAAGCAATCATCTGGGCAACGTTCATACTGCTACCTTTCGAACCACTCTTGATCATGTTGATCATGCGGTTATCGAGATCATTGATTTTGTCCAGACCCAACTTACCAGTCTGCTCACGAGCCTTGTTTAGGATTTTGTTGATTTCTGTTTCGAAGTACTCATTGTTGTCGTTGATGGACAAGTTTTCAAACTTGTTCATGTGGATGTTGCGGATGATATCGTACACCTGTACCTTCATGGCATTGATGGTATTCTTCAGGTTGCCCTGGGTCGAACCATCCACAATGAGATCGGAGATACCAACACTGAAGCCAGAGTACACCAGCCAGTTACAGATGAGTTTTTGTGTGTTGTCGAAGAAGTGACGGGTCTCTTCTTCGTTGCAGTCGTTGTAAATCGAATGAATGATTCCCTTTGTACGCTTTTGGTAGATATCTTTGTCGACGGTTCCTTGCTTGATGACACCGTTTTCAATGATGACAAAGTTGTCCTTGTCGTCGATGCGCTCATCATAGGACTTGTTGGCACCGCGAAGGTTGACGCTGGAAGGAATGATCGATGACAACGCTTGTTGACCAGACCACTTCTTAATAGAACCTTCTTGGAATGCAGGCTTGGGGACATCACCCAAGAAGCGAGGGTTGGTGCACATGAGGTTGAAGACTTGTTTCTCATCGAGCATCACGTGCTTCTTGGTGAGACGGTAGATACCCAGTGCAACGTCCTGCACCACTGCAACCAGTGGCTTGCACTCCTTGGGCGACATAATTTGATATGGAACAGCCGCGATGGCACGGAGTTCGTGCTCGGTAACAGCTGATTGTGGAACGTGTAAATTCATCTCCAGATGACCTCCATGGTTTCCCGATGGAGCCGGACTATACCTTAAGCCTTCACTGAGGATCGCTACTCCTCTCAGACCCATAACCATCTAGTCTCTGAACCTTCCCCTGGGGAACCAAGGTTCCCCATAACCCCTCCTCGATGAAGGTTGGATTATGGATCTCTTGGCTACCCTGTTATCCTTGCGTGGCGGACGTAGGGGCTTGGCTGCGGATTGTCCAATTCTTCACGTTTTTACCATTGGGTACGGGCATTAACCGTGGTCCTCTTCGATGTTTCCAAGGAAGAGTGGTAGTGAAGACTCTAAGGAGGTTCCCGCAATTTGGTCATGTTGCATGATTATATTCAGCGAGTTTTTGTAAGAACTCATACACAAGTTCTTTCTTTTGTTCGTATGGAAGATGTTGTGCAACAAATATACTTTTGATACCATCGATATTGACTCGAAAATACACACCACCGTACCTTTCATGGTGATACTCAGAAATGTACTGATCAAGATCACTGACATCGACTTGCACGCCTTGAAATCGTTTGAGCTTTTGTTGTAGGTATTGTTCATGTGACTTTGCCATCAGCTTCTCTCTTTGACCTTGAGTTGTAGGCCCTTTCATGCCTCCCTCTGTAAGGTTGTATCCATTGGGGAAGAGTGTAGAATGCTCCTTGATGTACCGTACCTCAAGGTCATTCGTATCTTCAGGCATACAGTATTCCAGAACGGTGACCGTAAAGGCATATGGACCATACTTTCTGATAGCATTGTTTAGATACGAACACTGATTCTTCTTTGTATTGTTCAAGGCATCACTCACATGTTGTTTTAACCTACGTTGCTCCCCAAACGGTCTGTACCGTTTGTGATTTTGTTTGTGCGTCATAGTCTGTCCAATATATGATTTCGAGTTTTTTGTATTTGTGATCTTCTATATGATTCCAGGTACTTCATCTTTGGTATCAAGGATGGCATCTAAAAACCTCAATTTTGTTGCAATAGCATCTTCCATATTGTATTGCTGAATATAACACACTAGGTAGTTATATCCTGTTCTTCCTTAAGACAGGACAAGGCTTCCACTGTTTTCCTTACATGGTATGCCTTGTAACCATGCAAGCAGCTACCTGTTGGCGACAAGATGTATACTTTTACCGTTTATCGCCGTCAAAATCTGCGTTAAATGAAACGCACACGAGCGGATTCAACCGGAACGTGTTGTATGGCATCACCTTGATGCGGTGGCCCATCATAGACATCTTGTGAAGCGACGGCTGCCTGTTGAAGAGCACATAGTCGCCATCCATGAGGTGCCTATCGATGACATCGCCCTCCTCCAAAACAATGGAGCTGCGATCAATCTTCTTAAGCCACTTGGTTTGATTGCCCTTGGAGGGCTTGCGCAAGTACTTGGCTCCCGGATACACATCAGGACCATTGCGAACCAGGTCGGTGAGCTTGTGAATGTTGTATTTGTTGACAATCTCGGGATACGTCAAGTTCATGGCGATCTTGATAGGGACACCAAGTTCATCAATACTAATATTGGGATCTGGTGTAATAACGGAACGCGCTGAAAAGTCAACACGCTTGCCCATCAAGTTGCCACGAATACGACCTTCCTTGGATTTCAGGCGCTCTGTCAAACTCTTGAGCAGACGCCCAGTGCGCTGTTGTGCGGGGTTGATACCCGGAATGCTATTGTCGATGAATGTTGCAACATGATACTGTAAGACCTGAGCAGCAATGTCGATCTGATCCTTTGACAGACCGCGCTCAATCTTCTGCTTCAAGGTATTGTTGTTTTTGACGATATCACAGAGCTTGTGTGTCAGATCATCCTCGCTGCGCTGGCCAGTGTCGGACTTCACGGAAGGGCGCACAGCAGGAGGAGGCACAGGCAGGACGGTGCAGATCATCCACTCAGGCCTGTTGAACTTGGGAGAGAAGCCGAGCACCTTGCAATCACGATCACTGATTCGCGACAGGATCGCATGAGCATCCTCTGCATACAACACCATACGATCTTCTGCAGATGACTTCCACTCCATGACGATTTTTACAATTTGATCCCTGTACACTTTGTCTGGCTGTTGCGCACCGCATCCAGTGTAAACACCATCATTCCCACCACAGCGACGAACCTTTGAGCACAGCTTGCTCAAGAGCTCCCACTTCTTCTGACGGGAATACTTCTTGTTCAAAATAGCCTTGACTTCGTCGCTGTCAGGGTCAATCAGCAGCTTGGAACAGCGAAAGCACACGCAACGCATGAGCTTCTTGACGATGTCAAAGAACTGGATGTAAAACACGGGTTTTGCGAGAACGATATGACCAAAGTGTCCTGGGCAAAAAGTATTTTTTTGATGACATGTCTGACAGAGTTTGTTGTTGTCCAACACACCCATACGAGGATCAAAGAGACCATTCATCACGGGCTCATTGAACTGAAAGGTGTTGGTATTGGTGATCTCCGCAACAGACATACGTTTGATTTCATCAGGGCTGAGGATACAAAATCTGATACCTTTGATGGTCTCAATGTCATTCTCATAGGACAGCTCTTTGTAGATCGACATTTTATTAATACCAGAAAATATTGCGCTATGTTTAAGCCCTGAGAAGCAGAATCAACTTTTTCAGACAACATTTTTATATGTCAGGGTTATCCTTAAGTACACAACGCTGTGCACTGTTATTTCCCCGCTTGCCCATGAAATCAATCTGTTTATCTGTCATACACACACAACCTCCATTGCAAGTGTAAGGAGATGGACAGCAAGAGGCGTCACATTTGTTGTATGCAAACGCAAACATAGAACGAGGAACATTTGGGTCTTCCGAACCATCCACCGATGGATATGAAGCATGGTTGTCGAAATCAACCTTGGACACAGAGCTGAGAGGAATTTGAGTTCCTTGATATACCACAAAGTCGTCGGGTTTCATAAGCGTTGCCTTCGATGTAGAAAACCTTTCCTTTGATATGTATTTTGCACGTTCTTGTTGTGAGAGCATGTATTGCACACCAATCATATGGATGATGCATAGACCAATCACGATGCATGCGAACACTATAACAATCTTTGTCATGGATGAACGAGCAGCCATCTTGGTGTTTTTGTATACATGGAGAATTTTATTGCGTTCTACATAGGGTGTATGGATGCACGTATACTTAAGGTATTCTTGATATCAAAAAGGTAATCTATGTTTATGGCGCAATATGGTATGTTGCAGCAACAGTTTTATGGAACTACACTCCAGATATTCGGATACATATTATGGCTCTATTCTATGTGGGAAGCTACTGTAAGATGTGTACAATCTATGAAAGTGTATCTTCTATCAGGTTATGTAACACATATTTCATATATCAAGCAAAGTGGATGTGGGCTTGATTACGAAACCGTGTTTGATTTAGAACACAAGAATATATTTGCTGTGATCTGTTATCTTTTCTTTGGTAAATATGTGTATTCACATTTCTTGGGATACCGTCAACATTATACTCCAACAGAACGTTATCAGTATAAAGTCATAGCATCAAGAACAATTCGAGGTGAGTTACTACTCAATATTATACCAGGTCCACAAAAACCAAAAGCACTACTCGATATTGGAAAATACGATATTGATATCAAAGATGTTGTGTATATCAATGTAAAAATGTATAATGGGAAACTTATTGACGTGACGCAATATGCAAAAGACATTATCAAGGCGTATAATACATCTCATGACAATACGAAACGAATCTATACAGATGTCATATTTGTTATTCTTGAGAATTTCTATAGACTGATATCAAAGCATAAAAGCTTCTGTACGGAGCTCTACATAATGGATGGATATTCATTCAATGAATACATATATAAGAAGTTTGACATCATTGATATGTAATGGCGGAAACTTCTATCCCGAATGCACCTGCTCCTATAGAAGACATATATTTGAATGATGTATGGTCGATGTACTTTCATGATCCAAACGATACAAATTGGACGAATGCAAGTTACATCAACCTCGGAAATATCAGTACTGTTGATGACTTTTGGAACCACGCAACGCAATTCAAAGAACATATTCACAAAGGTATGTTCTTTTTGATGCGTGAGCATGTGTTTCCCTATTGGGATGACCCTGAAAACATTCATGGTGGTTGTTTCTCCATCAAAGTCTTAAAAAATGATATGGCGTTGTATTGGGAAGATATGTGTATGAAGCTTCTTGGTGAAACCTTGTTGCGCGACAAATCAAAATGGGATATCATCAATGGGATATCAACCAGCCCTAAAAAACACTTTTGCATTATCAAGATCTGGACAAAGAACTTGGATCTGGAAGACATGAATCCCAAGGATATCTTTGATATCTTAAACATGCACCATGGTGATATCCTGTTCAAGTCTAATATGGAAAACATAAGTAATGACACAGCAAAGCTGCTTGAAATCAAACACATGGATAGCTGCCAGAAGTTTACGATGGCGTCCACCAAATAGACTTATTTTTACAACATATTTGTTTTTCCTATATCACTGCAAACCAATATAAGACTTAGTGATTTACAGTACATTACAATGTACACAGACGGACATGCATTGAACTACAGGATCCTCTGTCAAACATGTATTGAAGATATAAGGAATAAGTATTATTACAAGCATTACAAGTTTACACAACCTGAGTTATCAGAAGCAGATGTTGTCAAGACGCTCATTTTATTCGACAATTATACTACTTTATTCTTGAAAAAGTATGTACGTGCAAATGTTGTCAACGAGACGTCACTTGATATCAAAAACTTCAACACAAAAGGCCTGATCAAGTTTGATTTTGTCTTTGGAATTCATGTGAACAATATCAAGAATTGCAAAACACTGCGACTATATCATAGATCCAATGATAAAGAGCCACTTTTTGAAAAAGTATGTAATCATGATACCACAGAAGTATATGTTCCTCTCTCAACAGAGGAAGAACCCACAGGAATGTTTGTAACATCGACGAGTCTCATGTCTGTCATTCCAAGGTATGCATTACAAGATCTACGGATTGTTCTTGATGCGGCTGATACAGCTGATACAGCCGATACGGCCGATGCAGAATCTCCAGCAACAGCAGATGTTCTTTTGAGCATTGGATATTTCAACATGTCTACAGTCGTTCAAGATTATACATTTGAACACATCAATGAAACAATGAGAACATTCATGGCATTACGGGATTCCACATACTATGTCAATGGCAAAAAAGTGACCTCCTATGTGGAAAAAACACAGGGGAAGAAAACGTCAAAAAAGACATTTTGTGAATGGGTATTTGGGAAATAAAGATTGATATATGCATATATCAATGTATTTAAAAATTTGATTACCTCTTACCATAAGCTACACAGATCTACTATTGCATACAACAGTATTCATTCACGTTATCACCACGTTATCACCACGTTATCACCACGTTATCACCACTTTATCAACTTTCATCACAATGTATTGCAAAAACTGCAAGTACTTCAAAGCTGGAGATTGCACACATCCAAAAGCAATTAGCTCGATATCATTACACACAGGCATGAGGGTTTATAAAAAAGCTATTGATATGCGTAAAAACTTCAAAGATAGTTGTGGTCATACAGGTCGTTACTATCTTGATAAGGAAAGCATACATCAACCTACTGTTGATCATAACGTATATTGTTCTTCATGTGCATATTGCAAATTGGACACCACATGGTATAGTTATACATCTCAGCTTGAATATGCTCATTGTACACATGCCATTAAGTATATGGATCCAGTGACAGGAGAGCCAGTATATCATGAGACAAGAAAGATGCGCTCAGCTGAACCACATGATATCAATACAATGTACCTTTGTGGACCACAAGGGGTGTTTTATGAACCTCAATCATCTAACCCATACAAGGATGAGATATCAAAAAAATATGGTGAAATTTCCAAAGCAATGAAACATATTGCAATACAGATATTTTTGCTTGCGCTCTCTGTATTAGCATTCATATTCAAGACAATGTTTTCATCTTAAAACAAGTATGATATCCAGCTGCGTTTTATGTGGTTATAGCCATAAAGCATTGGATTAAGACACCGAATTCGTATCTCAAGTGCATTCAAGTCGTTGTATATGTACATTGGTAATAACCAAGGTGATGCTGCTGTTGATATTGCTAATACGGCAACCTTATCTGTAATAAGCATAGGATATGGTTTGTCATAGTGCATATTAGCTTTACTATCATAATCGCGTGTATAGAGCCTTGCATCTGACATTTCATCTACTTTACGTATGAAACCATATGCAAACGATCCTATAACATAACGCTTGAGTATAAGTTCGTAGGAGACGGAGGAAACCATATGTAGATTAGGATAATATATATCGGACTTAAATGCTATCACAACACACATTGTAAAATAGTACGCTTGAATTCTTCATCCATTTGAATCAATGACATAACTTCTTTATTCAACTCGTTTGTATTTGCTTTTGCATTTCTTTTTACAATGTCGGCAACTTCTTTTCTGATTTTGTTTTTGTATGATGTTGATAAAGATTCCTTGACACGTTTATACAATTGGAACCATACATCTTGTATATCATATGTATCAGGGACTGTTCCAGGGACTGTTCCAGGGGCTGTACCACCATCAGTATCAGAATCGCCATCAGGGTGAATAATTTCATAGTCTGTTTTATATGCAACGAAAGGAGGTAAACCATAACATACTATGAACTTGTAATATTCTTCCATGTACTCTTTGATGGTTTCTCGTTTTTGTACATAGCTTGTTGGATGCAAGTACAATCGAACAAGATACCTTTCATACATATCCAAGTAGTTGTCTTTGATACCTTGGATAATCTCTTTCACGCCATTTTCAAAAAGCACAGTTCTCCATTCATTGTCATCGTAAATTTTGAGTTTTTGGGCAACGTCTTCAAATAAGATATTCATATTCGCAACATCTTTGTTACTTGTTGCACCATCAATGGTTTCGTACAATACATTGGTGTCCAGGAAGATATTCTTGCTTTTCATAGAATCCATACAATTACAACGGGATTGATAGACATTTTCAATGTATTCTGAAAAGTTTGTGAGTTCTTTATCATTATACTGTGAAACTTTTGCCAACTTTGATTCATCGTCTATCTTTGTGACTATACTATACAATGTATTATAGTTATTGATCGTATTGTTTATGTTTGTTATGTTTGTTGTTACAGGAGATGGTACTTGAACTTGTGACAGTATAGCAGTTTGATCTGGAGGATGCCATATTCTATTTGCAAGAATAGATTCCTTCATTTCATCTGTCAGCTCCAACACAGCAACAATACCTGGACATGGCTTTTTCAATGTGTATAGATGTTTCCTCATCCCATTCTTTTCCTTGGTTTTATATCCACAACGTGGGCACTCATACAAAGCCTTGGCTCTCATTATAATTTACACTCATTGCATACAGTTAAATACCTGTGTAATATAACCTCTCAAAAGTACTAAGTTGTTCTTGTTAGTCCTGTTTAGGCCTGATTAGGCCTGATTTTGGAGCAAACGTTTTAACGCAAATTCTACAATTCATATACCATTTTCAGTCTATGAACTTTCATAATGTCAAAAATCACAGTCTTTGTTGAAAATCCAGTTCGCCGACCCCCCCCCTCAAAAAAAATTTCATAAAGAGAGGGATTGCCAGAAAAACATTTTTATGGAAGCGCCTTTCATTTTCACATTTTTTTACAAAAACACAAACACAAAATCCGCCCCGCTCCCAGATACATACGTTCCATTATGTTTATACAATTCAAACTCTTCTTTACTTTTTACATCCATAACATGTACCATATCCGATGTCGCATCATATCGCAAAAACTTTAAACGCCTTAGGAACTTTGTACGCTCTTTCTTATCGACAACATGGTCCCAATCAATGTGGCTACCAATCTGATCATACATAGCCCACACAGTTTTGTTTTGCATACCCAATGCTTTTCGTACAATCAGAGGCGTCACGACTTTGGCTTTCTTTCCAAACAGACGCTGAAAATGATCCACATTACGGTCATCAAATGTTGATGCACTTAACGCGACTGTTTTTGGAAATTGACAAATAATATCGGCTTTTTGAATTGGATGATTTATGTTGTGAGTGGAGAAAAAACACATAAAGCCTATTCATTAGATATGTTTATAAAAAGAATGTGGACATACAATATTGATTCAGCTGCAGCAACCCTAACACTACTGCGCAATGGCGTGGTGTACAGTACTTGTCACGGAGTATTCCACGGAGTGCAACACGGAATGCATCACGGGGAGAAAAACAAAGTGAAAGCAGCACGCTTCCTGTATGATATCGCAATGGGAGTCCTGGAAAACGCAAATGAAGCAGAAGCCAATGCCATCATGGCGATGGTAGGAAAAGCATCTCTTGAGTTATCTGGGCAACCCTAAACGCACTACACATACTTGATAAAATACTTTGTGAAAATGCCCTGTAACACTGCAAATACAATCATAGTTATAACAATCTTTATGATATCATTTTTCGTTGGTATGTATACTTGCAACGTACCTTTTTCTCTTGACGCTCCTATCGTATAATGAATCATATTCTCAATCAGATTCAAAAACACAAAAACAAGAGATGATGCTATGACAACTTTTGGAGTATGGCGAAATAAGTAAAAGTTGTGTAGCATTTACTATAATGTTGATGGAATTTTCATTGGAGTTTATCTGTGTATGTGTCACATAAAGACGTAGTCAGTGAATGATTTACGCTCAGTATCGTAGCCAAAGTCATGTGGTACCTTGCCGCGGAGCGAGATGTCAATACGATCAACACAGTTCAATGCCCACCATGGCGCCAAGAGAGGACTGTATAACATGCCGAGCGAGAATGCACAGATCTTCTCGCCAAGAAACAAAGGGCGGCGTACGCGCTCCTTGTTGTTGTTATAGTTGTATGTCTCTACTTCGGCGTCCCATATAAAATAGGTTTTGTACGCAGCACCGAACGTAGTGGATGCCACGAGGTAGTTGATAAAATGCTTGCTTGCCATTATGTATATGATGATATATGTTGTTATATCCATTTCTGAAGTGAAGACTCTTAAACCAATTCTGCTTGACATATGATTCCTTGATTCCATGAATGCTTACATGCGCTCCGACATAATTTTAAGATAGTCTTCTATAGCATGTTATGGTGATCTTTTTTATTTTTGGCGTGCTTTCGCCGCCTCTTTTTTCCTTCGTTCTTCAAGGTACGCCAGCCAAGCAACCATGTTACCATCGTTCACGCGCTCAATCCATCTTTGAACTTTCAATGCATGCTCTTTGTCACGTTCTTGAGCAATCACACGTTTGTTTTCAAGTTGTTGAAGCTGTTCAAGACATAGAGTAGACAGTTCAGGGATGTTCTTGCTATGAAGACCATGAAGCACATTCTCTGGTATATGTTTTTTGTACATTTTCTCAAGCTTGTTCATGAAAGCATTCCAATCTGTCACGCTGTCATTTGCAACGTGTAAAACAAATTGAGTAAGGTGATATGAATCAACTTTTGTTGACATATTGTATTTGACATGCTACATGACCTTATATCTTGTGCTCTAATGCAATGCTAAATTAAAAGAAAAAGGGAAAACAGCGCTCACTTTTGCAATCACTTTGCAATCACCTTCTGTAGAGTTGACATAAGCTTCTGCAGTAGATTGGTTTTTTCCTTGTCCTCAATGACATCGTTTTCTACAACCTTTTTGATGAGATCAAATACTTGCTGTATCTTTTTGCTTTTCTCTTTTTGAACTTTTAGCTTATCCTTGAGTTCACATTCCTTTTTATGCAGTTGTACTGTTGCATTTGCTGGTTGATCTTCACTCTCTGTTTCACTCTCAGTTGGTTCATTATCTGAATCACTATCTGAATAATCATTATCTGAATCATTATCCAAATATTCTGAACAAGTGTAACTCTCGTGACTTTCAGTCTCATCATCGTCATTCTCACTTGGTACATAATCTGAATCTGAATCTGAATCATTATCTGAATCTTCTTGATTCTCGGAATCGATGTCTTGTTGTTTTTGTTCTGCATGGTACTTCTTAATATACTCTTTGTCCTCAGGGTAGGTCTCCAGGGCCTTGATGAGCCAATCATACTGGACATTGTTGTATATATTGATCAGATTGTGTTTGGTTGTGGTTACGCCTCCATACATGAGAGTGTGAAGGATATGAGTGTTTGAGTACATCTGGGGTGTGTTGTACTCGTCAAGTACCGACTGTGGCACATACATCAGCCATTCCATGTCTCGGATCATGTTCTGGTTGTGACTGCGATCTGTGATTTCTTTCATGCGTTGAATGACTTTGTCCCTGCCCATCACTCGTGATGCCAGTGCAAGGCTATACATTGCATTTTGGCCACCAGCTTGGTATCCGAAACAGCGGCGAAGTCCGATCATCTTTAGGTTTGTGTATGTCAAGATAGTGTGTAACTGTTAAACATCATCTTTTGTTAGAATCAATTTTTTTGAGACAAAAACAAAACATTTGATGACACAAGTAACAAACATCGTTTCAGTAAACCTTGTATCTCTATTTCTCAACACAGATAATTGAATAAAATGTTGAGTGCTATGAATTAACTTTGAAGACGCCAATAATCGAGTCTTTTTTACATGAAATATGTCTTGCTGCATCTTTCATCAAAAAATTGAAACGTCGAGGTGCAATGAAAATAATAGTAAAACAATAATATACAATGCCTGTAGCTGACATTTCCGACGAAGCGTTTAGACAATATGTTGCTGAAAGCAACACGTGGACTGAGTTGTTGCAAAAATGTGGATACAACAACTGTGGCAACAAAAAGGTTGTAATGAAACGAATAACGAAGATGGGGCTAAATACAAGTCACTTGCCAGTTGGACAAAATTGGGCTGTTGGTAAAAGTCAATACTGGATTAAGTACTCATTAGATGATGTTTTAGTTGAAAACTCAACCTACTCCAACATGACATCTTTAAAAAAACGACTTATGTCAGAAAAAGGTTGGGGTCATATATGCAACAAGTGCAAAAATACAGAATGGATGGGTCATCTTATTCCATTGGAAATGGAGCATAAAAATGGTATTCATAATGACAATCGCATTGAGAATCTTGAACTATTATGTCCAAACTGTCATGCACAAACAAGTACATACAAAGGTAAAAATGTAAAAACATATGCAAACGTCGATAAAGTAATATTTAAATGCATTGATTGCAATGATGATGTTAGTTCTAAGTTTGTAAGGCGGTGTCAAAAGTGTCAGCATGTTTCTTTACGTAAAACTGAACGACCCCTTTTTGATGATCTCAAACGTATATTGCAATCAAATAGTTACGAGGCTGTAGGACGTATATATGGTGTTACTGGTAGGACTATCAAAAAGTGGTTGATCATGTATGAAAAGGAGATGATTGTGCTTCCGCCCGGGCTTGAACCGGGGGCCTCCGCATCATAAGTACGGCGCTCTGGACCAACTGAGCTACAGAAGCACAAACAACAGGAAAAATAATTAGAAACGCGGTGAATGTTTCTTTTCTTCACATATCCTATCATTCAACATAGCTTTAAATACTTTTTTATGCACCATATAATTCACCAAAAAACCAATGAGCCCACAAAGGGGGCTTAAGGAGCTTTGTCCCAGCCAACACATTTTGTCCACTTTAACCGATATGTCCAATATGCTTTGATTTCATCATATGTCATCGCATTCAACATCTCATATACATTGGATCCATAGTCTGTATCAAACCAACCATATGGTGGATTCACTTTATCTTCATATGTCAGTGTCCAAGGACGTTTTGTGTCGCGTAGTTTGGAATATAAAAACTCAATTCGTGGAGACACTGGTGAAGGGGAATGCTTCCGCAAATAATCGAACATGAACTCATCAGTCGGAATTGTGTTACGCTTCTCATGCGAAATACCAAGCAAAAATGCAAATACATCAATAGCAATATAATCTTTTGTCGTACATGTCAATATATCACGAATATAGGATTGTCTACACTCTTCTGTGAGATCCTGGACCCGATCTTCTAAGCGCTCTATGCGCTCTATACACATCAAAATTGCTTTTTCTTGTGGTGTAGAAGCTGCAAAGTTTATTATACTGTTTATGTCATGTGTCATTGTATATCACACGTAACAAAATAATCATATATCACTTTTTTAATCCGCTATAGTGTACCTTAAATGGTACGTTATTATCTATGATAAGTGTATGTTGCATTCCCACATATATTTCAAGAATTCCTTTTTCAGTACGGGAAACCCACTTGCATCCCCAATGACATAGTCTACTTTACAATACGGACAAAATACGGTTGGTTCTTGTGTCCCATCATGATTGCTTGCAATACAATGCTCTTCAAATGTGATGATGCTGGTTGGAAACGTTCTTTTGCAAGAGTAACATCCTGCATAGTTGCTTTGTTTGACTTCATCATAATTTAGACATGTGTGAGGACTTGCCTGTTGGTACAATGCATCATCATTATATTCAAAGGATATCATTTTCATATTCAATAAAGATGTCGTTATACTCTTATACATCTGCACAAAAATGAAAAAACAAGAAGAATACTTGGGATCCTTACGGACCCTTACGGACACCTTATGATGCATTTTTATAGAATGCAACAACATACACTGGAACAGCAGCTTCATCATGAGGTATCACATAGATTCGTGGCGATGTCATATTGTCAACGGCATAGTCATACTCTGACTTTATTTTTGTGTACGATTTTCCCAAACAACCGTTTGCACATGCAATTTTACAGATGAACATGTATGATATATCATCATGGGTACGACCGTGGCTGTAATTTTTGCTATAATCAGCATGTTTTGCAAAGTACGTTCCTTTTCCATATGCTGATGTTACATTGAGGGAATGGTTGAAACCTTGTGTTATGATAGAGTTGATATTATGCTCTTTGGTTCCGTGAAACAAGAGCAGCTCTTGGACTGCTTCTTGTGGTACCAGTGTGGACTTGTACTTTTGATATCGTTCTTCAAGCACTGGATTGTTCACAGCTTCAACCCAAAGGATACATGCATTTGGATAACTCTCTTGTACCATTGCTGATACGGTATCATACTTGGGGTCACTCAAGGACAGATACGCTGTTGTTCCAGTTTGCATTGTAGTGTTCACGGTAGTGTTCACGGTAGTGTTCACGGTAGTGTTCACGGTAGTGTTCACGGTAGTGTTCACGGTAGTGTTCACGGTAGTGTTCACGGTAGTGTTCACGGTAGTGTTCACGGTAGTGTTCACGGCAGTGTTCACGGCACATACAATATATAAAAGATTCAATTAAAGTGATTCAATTTTTCACTACCCACTTCATTGTTGATCATGTCGATGAAGATATGTTGATACACTGTGTCCACAACAATCTATATCTCCAATACCCTCGTAATTCGTCCATAGTCATAGCTTGTAATACTTCATAGAGATTGCTGCCATAAGAAGGAGAAATTCTAAAGGGGGATTCTATAGATAGATCGTCTTCAGTTATCTCCCAGGGAGCTTTTGAATTCTGTAGAAGACTGTATAGATATTGAACACGTTCAGAGATACTGTCTTTATATGTTGGGAGTACTTGCAAAATGAATTCATTGTATCGATGTTTACTCCGTTCTTGTGGAGACATACCTAATAGAAACCCAAAGATATCAAATGTTAAAACACTCTTTGGTTCCATGACAAGGAGATCTCTAATGATGTCTTCCTTTTCCTGCAATTCTTTTCCTGAAAAAATAACTTTCATCTCTTTGAATTCTTGGTAGGTGATATCAAGTTGATGTTCCAGTTTTTCTATTCGTTCAATACACATCATGAGTGTCTTCTCAAGAGTGCTCGCTGAATGAATGTCACAGAAGGTTGATATATCTTGTTGCCCTTGTATCTCCTCCATATGACATATAGATTTTAAAAATATGTATTATTTATACATACATTTTGCAATGATCATTCATGATTCTCTCGAACATACACTCAATGCAAATGACATTGATATCTTGTTCAAACAATTAACACATATATACACAACCTGTCAAAACACAACACATATATATGAGAAGGACCTTGAACCTTCTCTCAAGAATGCTTTTGAAAAGATTAAGAATGGTGTGATCAAAGAGCGTTTAACCGCACTGTATCCCAATACGGACATTACAACAGCTGATGACATGAATGAAGTCTATGTTACGTGTATAGGAGCCAATGGTTCTGACAAAGTATTTGAGATACCTCATATAGATGGACCATTCTATAATGTCCCATATTGTACATTATTGCGATGTATTGTAGGTGTCAATGGTAACAAAACAATCTATACAAAATTTACACTTGATGATATTGAGTATAATATACAAAAGTATCAGTACATAGCATTTGATTATAACAAGGATATACATTACATTTATACCCATGATAATGTACACGATGATAGTCAAAGAATATTGTTGAAGATTCATTACGTTCTAACTCCTAAAATCATGGACCATGTAGCGTATAAAAACATATGTTCTGGTATCAATACAGTGTACAATCAAGTTGCACGGGACAACTTCAACAAATCAAAGAATCCACAAACATTACAAGAGTATGTCCGGAGCAGTATGATCAATATGTATACATTTTTCTACGGTAAGTTCGAAATACATGTTGGTATGGCAAATATTATCACAATTATTCTATTCTTGTCGATATATGAGCTTGCAAAGAAGAAGTATATGGTATATGTCGTATGCTTTATATGTGTATATGTATATGTGATATATATCATACAATTTGTATTCCGTACATATCCACAATACAAGTTTATACGCGATGCACTTCTATTCAAAGTACTTTCTTGGGGAATAACTCTCTTCATATATCTGCAATATACAGTACAACCTGTATCTCTCATACTTGTAGTGATATCATTGTTGTTTACATACTATTGCTACCTCATTCTTGGTACCAAAAACACGTATTTTGGCAATGAGTTACATACATCTGAAGAGCATGTGTTGAAGTTTCCATATGGATACATACCTCACCCAATGATACTGGGAAATATTGTGTTGTTTTCATCGATGTTGTTACATCCGCAATTCAGGAAAGGTCCCTATGGAATCCTACCATTATTACACATCATGTTTTATGTCATTGTGCTACTGCTTGAAATCTATGATGTTCATATCAAAAAAGAGTTGTCTGATATACAAAATGTATATGCAGAATTCAAACAATATCATCAAAATACATACAATAAGCTTGTGCATGTCGGTACAACCCTACTGATCTATTTTGCAATATTTGGAATGATCCTATCTCTGACTGGAAAAACGAGAGGAGCATCAACAATAACAATGATTATGATATTCATTTTCTTTAGTACGCTGTACAGGTATGTCGTTCCATTTCAAGATGTATATATTTCATCTATGTTCCTGATAGTAGTAGCATTACTCTTAGTTACACAATCCACGGGTTCATATGGATATCATCAGAATACAATGATCATATATACCATTATCGTGATCATAGCACTTATCATACAATCCGTGAGTCATATACTATGCAAAGAGGATACATACATATCACAATATAAAAAGGATCACATGCAGAAGTGGTTTATACATACAGTATATCTCGTACCACTTGTACTCATGTGTTTTATTTGAAATCATTTTAGCTTTTGGACCAACCAACTTGAAAGTTTTTCAACAAGCTCATCCATACTTGAGTGATAGCATGATATCACATGAATGTTTGCATTTTTCATGAGATACTTGTTATCATCAAATGGTTCAATCCTAGACAACCATATACCAAATAATAGATGCTTATCAGGAAATACAGTACGTAGCTTTTGAATAGATGTCAAAAACCGCAACATATGTTTTGTTTCCCTTCGACGTGTATTACACCATTTTTCTTGAATAGGTATCAGATAATTTCGATATACCAGTAGATGATCAATGCTACACAAGTCCCATCCCCACATTTTACGCAAATCATCTTCATGAAGCACTTGATCAAAGAGAAGCATATTCCGAAGCTTATCACTTATTTTTTCCTCAAAGACCCTACCAATTCTGCTATCTTCGACCATGCTTTTCATTTGTACACACAGTATGCACTGTCTCTGATAGCATACATAAAACATATACCCTTAAGGTACTTCTTCACATCATGTTCTTGATGCTACTACATCATGTTCTTGATGCTACTACATCATGTTCCTGGTGGACGCCAATACAAGCTTAATTTCACCGAGTGATGCAACAGTATATTTGATCAGCAAAGGATAATCATTTTTGAGGTGCAGTTCGACAGTGTTACACAAGTTTGTGCATTTGGTAAAGAATACCAAGTATTCTAAATTGAAAATACCCTGTACGATTTCTGTTCCAGGACTTGTACCACCACCAGTATCCGTATCAGCAATCACGGTCTCTTGTGAGCAAAAATCACCCTTGCAAGAAAACATGAGTTGGGACTTGATATTTTTGATTTCCACAAAGTCTGCAATATTTTTCATATCACGACATAGTTTTTGAAAGTCAATAGAAGGTAGCGTGATGACAGACTCAAAGCTCGCAGGTTCAATATGAATACTTGGACTATCAAGATCAAGGAGGTTCAGTCGATATGTTGTCTTGGTGTTCTTCTCGCTATTTTCAATCTTGATACCCAAGTGATTGATATCATCATTGTCAATGAATAGAGTCAAAATATCATTGCTATTAATGCTACGGATGAGTTTATACAAGTTCAACATGTTTACGCCAATAACAATTTTACCATTATTATCGGTGTCAGCATCATCTTTCTTACAATTGCAGTGATAGTACTCAAATTTGTCAGCTTCGAGCTTCAAGTGTACGAGAACGACATGCGAATTGTCCATGGATATGATTTTCATACCAGTTTTGTCAAATTCAATAGGAGTATCTGTAAGGAGATCCTTCATGGCTTCTACGAGCACTTTAAATGCAGAAGACTGCACTGTGCGCATTTCCAAGCGATATTTAGATTCTTTTTGTTCTTTTGGTTCCTTTGGTTCCTTTGGTTCATTCTCACGTACAACATCACGAACAGAATCACGTTTTGAACTCATGTATTATGAGGTGTCATACACATAAAGCCTTAAATACATATCGTTGTGCTTTTATATCGGGATCTATGCTTCTGCAGTGATATCACAGTTGGTCTCAGAGGGGGCCTCACGTCTGTTGTCTCTCATGTCTTCAAACACCTTGAAGAAGATGGCTTCTTTGTCATTGACGACTTCTCGAACATAATCCATATGTTTATCTTGTTCACTACGTTTTTTTTCGGGATATCTTTCTTTACATGCTTCAAGCTCACTTAAATACATAATGGTAGCAATGATATCATTTTTATGATCTACAAGAGCATCTTTGATGATCCGCTCATCGTCTATGCCTGTTTGATTTTTTATCATATCAATATCTTCCAATGATTCCATCTGTGTACTTGGTTTAATTCTTGAGGTGTTCATATAGTTAGTTGTATACATATAGAATACAATAATAACTCACATGTAGAACACACAAGATATTTAAGAGCGTGTAATGCTTCAATAGAAATGGAGCAATCAATACAATCGAATACACAACCTTTCGTAGCGGTCAACGATTCGTACAGTGAACTGAAAAACGCATTGGTTTCACTATATACAGCATGTGATACACTAAGGCATGCTGATATCACTACAGAAAAACACATACAAGGACTTATTGCAGAAATTGTTGATAAAGATACAACGATCCAAACTCTACGAAAAGAAAATACAAAATTGGAATGTGATATTATTGGTTTCAAAAGTGAGCTATATATTGCATGTCAGAAAATCAAACAATTGGAAGATGAGAAAGTAGCGTTTTCCAAAGTGTCACAAATCATTGCAATGGAGAAAGAGAATGGGCGACTTCGTCGAGAACTGGAGCAATTGCAATCAAAAGTACTTACCATGCAATCTACAAAACAATGTGATACAGAACAAGTTGTTGGATCCACAACATATATAACGGTTGACACCACAGCTGAAAGCAGGGTTGACACCACAGCTGAAAGCAGGGTTGACACCACAGCTGAAAGCAGGGTTGACACCACAGCTGAAAGCAGGGTTGACACCACAGCTGAAAGCAGGGTTGACACCACAGCTGACATTACAACAAATACAGTAAAAGAGGACCAAGAGGACCAAGAGGACCAAGAGGACCAAGAGGACCCAGAGGACGACCCTATTGATATGTCTCAATATACAATCAAAAAAATAAAAGGGGTACAGTACTATATTGATAACAACGACAACTTGTACACAAAACACGAAGATTCATCACTGGGTGAAAAGGTAGGTATGCTCAAAAAGACAGCAGATGGAAAAACAAAGGTATCTTGGTATTGATCATGTTGATGGTGATCAACATATTTTCAAATTCATCGCAGATTCCAACGTGCTCTTTGTGTTGTGAACAGGCTTAGAGCGCTTGAACATAATCTTCTCCTTACACTTGTTGATTCGATCACTGTCTAATGGAATAAACTTCATCTCGGAGTTCAACTCATATTCATTAATTTCCTCAATTTGTTGTGTCAAAGATGTCATCGGTGGGAAATTGATATTTACTACCTTGTTTGTTTTGTGATATGATCTGAATGCATCAATATCGAGGAATCCTCCAAAAACCTTTAGGGTAAGGCGTTCTGGTGCGGGTTTCACTATGTAACACCCAGACTGAGATGTAATATCTTGTCCAGGTTCGCATCCATATCCTATTTTTCTTGCCAAGAGGTTCAGGAGATTGAACCGCTCCCATATCTCATCCAATGATTCAGATGACTTGAAGTTGTATGCCGCAGCACACTCCAGACTACAAAAGCACCCGTAAACGTTGAATCGATTGCTGTGAAAGTTTACCGGAATACCATATGGTGCATTGTCAAACCGATGACAACACCAATAGCAACAAATAGAGGTATTTGACGGCCATTCGTTGTTCTTGTTTTTCTCTTCGAAATCTTTGAGTACATGGACTATCTTTAGTGATTGATCGTTCGTATCTTCTTGGTGATGATCGCATTGTATTTCCTTGTAGATTTCATTATGACCACAGTGACCACAATTACCACAGTCTTCGGACAATGTATTCTGATATTCCATGACTCCACTATACATACCGTCATTATATGCGATTGGGTCTTCAGGGTTATCATCTGATCCATCTACATCGTTCATACTGCTCATATTGTTTACATTGTTTATAGTGTGTATAGTGTCTTCGTGAATATGCAGCCGTACAATGACATTTTCATCATCGGATAGTGATGTGTTTGAAACAGTGACCTGTGGCTGTTCAACCGCAGAGTAGACAGACTTTGGTCGACGTCCCCTCTTTTTTTTGTCAGTTGTTGATGCGAGTTGCTCAACATCTTCGACTTCAACAGCATCTTCGGATTTTGGCTTCCGACCACGACGTTTCTTATCTGAAGAATTTGCTTGAAGATCCATTGCATTCATCTTAGCGAATCATACTTAAGTGTCTGTCTGATACATCATTACTTTTTCTTGATTGTCTTTGGTTTCTTGGCAGCAGGCTTTTTGGATGATTTGACAGCGGGCTTCTTGGCACCGCTTGGCACCTTCTTTGTCTTTTTGGATTTGGCACCACCCATGGCAGCACCCTGTGCATTTTGCATCTTTCTCAAGTTTGCAAATGTCTGATCAGCTCCATCAGTAGTTGCACGAAGTGCATTCTGTGCATCTACAACACGAGCCACTTCTTCTGTCTTGCCATATGTGGAATACAACTTCTTCAGCTTTTCTGACTCGGTGAAAAACTTGTTGTTAAGTTCGTCTATTTTGCTCTTGGTGAGGGTTTCCAAGTAGTTGATATCAATGGGGGTGAGAGTACTACCCATGAGCTTATCGTTTTGCTCAAACTCACTACGCAATACATTGAAGATTTCCACATAATAATTCAGTATCTTGCTAACGTCGACCATCGCCTCCAAGTTTTTGACGTAGCCCTTGGACAGTTGCTGATTAAACGCAGCAATTTCACGATACTTTGTCAGCTCACTTCTGTACTTCCTGCTTGTATTGATGATACTACCCTTGATATTGTCAAGAGCAGAGGGTACTCCATCTACACCATCGACTTTGTAGCCAAAGGAAGTATTTGGCGACTTGGATAATGAGAAAAAGTTCATGGTTTACGTTTATAATATATAGACATGAAATTTCACAGTTGGCATTGGAATAATAACTCTTTCAACTACTGGCCAACTACTTAATCAACTACTGAACACAATTCCTGCAAGTCCACTTGATATCCTCAAAAAGTTGTAGTTGATAGCATACACCGTCAAATCAAACTTGTATCCATCAGTCAAGGGTCGTAATACCTCCAACATCATCTGAATCCTCTGAATACGGCTCATATTGCACGCACCTGACGGTTGTGTCGGATCGTCTGGGTATAAACTGAAGCTATATACATAGACCCCTTGACGTGGATTAGAAGTATGATGTTGATATGGTTGAATATTGTTGTAATATGATGCGTCCTTTTCATCTGTGCGATCCATACCATTGAAAATGAACTTTGCGTTTTTCATGATATGCTTGGCAGTGTAATCCAAGAAATCAAACCAATCGTTGGTTCGTGCTAAATCATTGCGTTTTAATACCCAAATGAACTCTTTCACTGGATTCTGTAATATCATGTCAAAAATATAGTTTTGTGTTAGGCCAAACCTTTCAATTCGAACAGTCTGTTCGACAAGGTACTCATGAGAGTTGTATGCGATTTGCTCTCTTTCTAAGGTGTCAACAAAATAGTAATTCACCTCTAAGTATGCTTTGATATCAATAAGTTGTCTTGATTTCACCCATGTCGAGTTGTAGTTGTTGATCAGGGTATCAAGTGTTTCTCTGGGGTTGAGGGCATTAGGTGCCCTTCCATAGGTCTTGTACACTTGAGATAGCGGCCTGAGTTCAATCACAATCTCTGTGTCACTGTACTGCAAACATACCATGGGAAGCGACAACGACGAATCTTTATTGAACCAGAAGTTCAAGGGGATGTAAATCTTCCGTGATGGAACTGCTATAGTTGATGACGGATACACCTGAACACCATCAGGGTCAATCAGTTCTGGAAGATTTCCTATCAACCTATCATACATTGCTCGTTTTCCACCATCCAATGACAAGGTGTTATACAAATGCAAGAATTCACCATATTGACGGTCAATCATAGATCCACCTACCGTAATATAATAGTTATTGATAATGGCCTCTCCCAGATGCTCCACCCAACGAAAACCTACATCATTACGGTTGATATCAGGTAGCTCAAACACAAAGTATACTTGTTGAACAAGATCTCCATGACGTCCAAGCTTGGCACGAAAAATTGTTGTATCATAAACATTGGCTTCTGTCCTATTTAGGTTTACTCGAATACTTTCCATCGAAAAGTTAGAATGTGACTTTCTGACCTTTTTGAAAAAAGTAATGGATGGGTTGCCATTCAACTTTATATTTTGGGATCCCCAAGCAAGAAGTTGAATTAATCCGCCAGCCATTTTACATAACGTATACATTAGTTTTTAGATCATTTTGCTCTCGGATCACAATAAGCTCCTCAATAATTGTATATATCCAACTTGTTCACGGCTGTAATGAATCCTGGTTGGTTCATTGCACTCTTGGACTCCTTCATTCCATAGGTTGGTGGACCAGCTTTAAATACACTTATGACATCATTGGATGTGACAGCATAGTTGTAATACTTGAAATTGCCTATCTTGAAGAATTCAGAGGTGTTGCCATATTCAGGTGCAAAGATGATATCACCGTCATTTTGTTTTAGAGTATTATGCTTCAATACTGGAGTCCTTGACGCACTTTCAGACCAGTATGGGATATCATTGACATACATAGTGAACTTGATACCGTTTTCTGCAGTGTCGACAAATGAATAGTTGTCCTCAAGCACAAAGGTAAACAACATCCATCGCATAGGCATCATACTCAGGAGGTTCTTGCGTGAAGAAGATTCATCGTTTGCATCCATACGAACATATGCATACGTCACTATGTCGTTATTAGTATTGAAATATACCTTGAATTCCCTGTATGATTCTCCAAACTGAATCATAGGACATGCAATGTAAGGGTTCGCTGGAAGTTGAGCAACACGTTCATATTGAGTGTTGTTCTCGGCAAGTTTGAAGTATGCCAGCATGAACTTACGTGGATCACCCTTTGTGAAGATAACCTTGTTCTTGAACAGCTCATCATTTGCCTCTTCAACCTTCAGCCAGAACTGATATGTGAATGATGCACCTCCAGTTTTGTTCACCGACCTGTTGATTCGTGTATATTGAGACGCATATGGATTGATTGTGTTGAAAGTGAGATCCTTCAACATGGCTGGTCCAGCATACCCATCAATAACGGTTGTCACCTCTTTCTCACCAACAACAGACTTGGTCTTATCAGTCACGATTGCGTCCACACTCAAAATAGCAAGTGTAATCATGTATATGATGAATAAAAGAATGAGTGCAACAAGGACTTGTATAGCTTGAAAAATCATATCGACGGTTTACAATAACCAAAGAAAAAACTTATTGCGCTTGGTTCAACTTATACACTGGTGAACGAACTCCGTATTGAGTGATTCCTAACCACGACAACCAACTCTTAGCGAGAGGTCCACTCTCATACGCCTTACGTACCTCCGTATTATTGAGAGCATAATTGAAGAACTCCACTTTTCCAAGGAATCCATCAATAGTAAAATCCAATCCTAAGGTGGCGTTCTTACCAATGATGATATCACCACTGGTTTTTTCAATGACAGGGCTGTCAGGGACGAAGCCACGCGTCGTCGCAGTTGCGTTGGTCTTCTTATATTCATCAACACTCTTGACACTGTATAACTCACCATCCAAGTACAAAGTAAGCATCTTGTTATCGACAACAAGGACAACATTCACCCAGCGTTGTAGGGGTACATAATCGACAGTCATGATAATGTGACGGTTAGAACTATCAAATGTCAGATTTGGATCATTTGATGTGAACCAATTCTTTTTCAAGATATCATCAAGTGTACTGGTGGTCAATGTGGATGTTGTAGTATCAATTGCAACATACAGTTTGTTTGTGTTTGCACCCATGAAGAAAATGGGGTTTGCACTTGACAAAGACGTGGAGTCGCCACGATACATAATCACAGGATGTGCAGTCGATGAACTGTTTACAATGTTTTCCAAGTAAATCCATGTAGAATAGGTGTATTCACGACCAGCGGCTGTAGCGGGAATATCAGCACCCTTGATAATCTTCAATCTGTCTTGCTTGGCAAGATCAAGAGGCTCACCGTTCAACATCTTTCCCTTCAAGCTGGAGCTCTTCATTGCAAAGGTGATATAGATTATCACAAAAATGAAAAGCAAAACAGTTATAGCAATAACAATCATGAGAGAAGTCTTATCACCAGACATGACACCTTTGACAGCATTCTTCACAGTATTGGCTGCAGAGTTAGCTTTTTTGGCTGCAGAGTTTGTTGCCGCTGCACTTGCAGAATTTGTTGCTACCATCGTTTTATTATCTACCAAGAAAAGATTGTTTGATGCGTATTACAAAACATGTCACAAAAAAAGAAAAACGCAATGGGACATTAATGTTTACAGAACATTACTTTACTGTATTTATTGTACCATACTAGAGCAGCGGCTGCGAATATGTGTCCAAGGAAGCAGGTTATAGTCATAGTACATGCTCAAGTTGGAGGTGGGACGTGAAAACACAACTTGGCAACGTTCTGAGCTATTTTTGAAATTGAGATCCCGTTCAATGGCTCCAAGCTCAAAGTTTTGGAAATTGCTGATGTTGGAGCTTGTGCTTTGTAGCTCAGTCACAGGAAATGTAGATGGAACGGTAGGCGCTTCACCATCTGCGTCTTTTGCTGGATACAGTCTTGCGATGTAATTTCTTCCATATCCATCACTCACATTGAAATGGTTCTTGCAGTACACCATATTGCTGTTTACCACACGTGAATAATAATCGGGACATTGATCAAACTTGACAAATATATCCGTGCGCTTGTTCTTTTCCTGTTCTGCTTTTACAATATTATATATGCAAATACCAATAA